CTCCAACGTGAAGATCATCCCTCAAATGCATACCTTGATATGGCCCTCAGAAGATCAAGGTCGTTGATTTGACCCAATTAACTAAGTTATAATATTTATCTCAAAGGAGCGTAACAATGCCAACGACAAAGACTACCAAGATCAACAAGATTGCCGATGCTATGCAGTCTGTACTCACCAACCTGGGACATGATCTCGAAGATGACAACTTCCAAGATACCCCTACACGCTTTGCCAAGTTCATGCTCGAGTTCAGTAATCCTCTCACCCCCACACGTATAGAGGAGATCCTCGGTGCCACATTCCCAGCAAAGCCCGGTTTCCATTCCGTGGTGGCTCAATCCAATATACCGTTCAGAGCGTTATGCGCGCATCATCTAGCTCCGATGCTCGGGAGAGCGGCAATTGGCTACATCCCAAACGAAAAAGTCGTCGGCCTCTCAAAGATGACTCGCCTCGTTGAAGCTGTTGGTACGGAGACCCCAGGTATCCAAGAGGGCTTCTGTGAGCGTGTTGCTGACCTCATGATGGATTACCTGAAGCCTGCTGGTGTGATCGTAGTCATGAAAGCAGAACATGGCTGCATGGCTTGTCGAGGGGTTGCGCAATCGGGTATTCAGACCACCACTTCGACAGTGAGAGGTATCTTCCGCGATAATGCAGTCGTTCGGAATGAGTTTCTTACCCTTATCGGAGGTGAGCTGTGAGGTATTCGCCTATAGGGCCGATTGCACTACTCCAGGATCTCCATCATAAGGACCTCTTAGGAAACTACCTACTGATCCTTGCACATGATGTCCTAGAGTATCCCCAACAGTACAAGGAACTCCTCACTGATGTAGGTCAGCGGGCAGGAACCTTTGTTATTCTGGATAACTCCGTAGTAGAGCTTGGCAGGCCTATGACATCGTCGGAGTTGAAGGAAGCATACAAGATTACCTCTCCTGATTGTATCATCCTTCCAGACGTCCTAGAAGATGGTCATCAGACTGTACAAGCCTCCTCAATGCATGCACATCAATGGGTACTAGAGGGCATGGCTCCTTTCATGGCAGTACCCCAAGGCACCTCTGTACCAGAACTAATGATGTGCGCAATTAACCTTGCTGGATTGCCTGGTGTTGTCTATTGGGGAGTCCCACGAGCTATTGCAAACCGTTTCGGTACGAGAATGGTAATGGCTCCTATCTTGGGGTTTGATAGATCCAAGAAGCGGGATGTACATATGTTAGGTATGTCTCAGCACCTTACGGATGATCTGATGTGTGCTTCTTTGCCAGGAGTCATGGGTATCGATTCGGCTAACCCACTAGTATTGGGACAGCAGGATATTCTGATCGAAGAAGAGTCCCCACATCTACCAAGAGAGAACTTCTGGGAGGAAGGCGAGGCTACGATGGCTACCGTAGACAATATTCATGCAGTTCGTGGAGCACTCAAAGCTACAGCAATGTTAGCCAACAAAAGCCTAGAAGCAGTATCATCGCCGGTATGAGCGCCAATTCCAATCCCGATCACGATCACGATTGTCAGGGTGAATGTCCAGGATGCCCTTTTGGCGGACCTAAAGTAGGAAGTAAAGGTCCTATAGATGCTCCTCTGGTAATCGTGGGCGAATCTCCAGGCGTAATGGAACTACGCGAGAAGGCTCCTTTTGTGGGGCCCTCTGGGAAAGTACTTCATAACCTCATACCTGAGGACGAGTGTTACGTCATTAACGCTATGGAGTGCTTCCCTGGAGGAAATAAAGACCGTAAGAAGGAAAGACTACCTATTGCAGCAAAGAATTGTGCGCATAGAGTCAAGGAACTAATTGAAGCATATCCACGCAAAGTTATAGTAGCCGTAGGTAATGCAGCTCTTTGGTCAACTACTGGAGACTATGGACTAAAGATTACGCAAGCACGAGGCAAGTTATTCCCGTCCCCTCTGAGTGAGCATGGTGTCTTGGCAGCAGTACATCCTGCAGCACTTATGAGGGGTACGGGTTCTTATCGTCAATTCCGCCTCGATATGCAGTATGCTCTCGACCTCGCTAGGGGAGGGAGTCCACACGAATATACTCGACCAGACTTCGTTGAGGTAAATGATGATAACATTGACCAAATCGTCTTCGACCTATGGGGACAGAAGGAGATTACGGCTGATATAGAGACCACAGGATTCTACCCCAAGAAAGGGGACACCATCCTAAACATGGGTGCTACGTATGATGGGAAGACTGTTTATGTGTTCGAAGACCATCAAATCGCAGGTATTAAAGGACTATTGGAAGATGACGATATTGACTGGGCTTGGCATAATGGTAAGTTCGATATAGCATTCTTCCGTGAGCAAGGTATTCAGGCTCGTGTCGACGATGATACAATGCTTATGTCTTACGCACAGGATGAGAAGCCAGGTGTTCATGACCTCGAAACTGTATCTGGAGATGTACTAGGAGCACCAGATTATAAGTACATGGTACAGCCCTATCTTAAGAGCAAGAAGTCCTCTTACGCTGATATTCCACGACCAGTATTAAATGACTACGTGTCCATTGATACCGGCAATACTCATAGGATTAGGCAGATTTATCGTCCCAGAATTGCGGCTGATCCTAACATGGAGAAGTTATACACCCGCACTCTTATCCCTGCTAGTGAGGCCCTCTCACAGATCCAGGATGTGGGCTTCTTTGTAGACCTTGAGCGTGTGGCCGAAAATGAGGACTTCTATTTAACCCAAGTCAATGGTCTCAAGGATGAGTTACAGCAAATATGCGGTTATCCTATTAACCCTAACTCTCCTCAACAGGTATCTGACCTCCTCTATTCCAAGAAGAAGTTGGCACTTCCAAATAGAGGTAAAGGTTCGACCAATGAAAAGATCCTTAAAAAATTACCTCCGCACCCATTCGTCAAGAAACTCCTGGAATATCGAGAAGTTGCAAAGGCTTACAGCACTTATGTTAAGCCTGTTGAGCGTCATATGGATCCTGATGGCCGTATACGCTCTACTTACCTGATCCACGGCACGCCCACAGGGAGATTAGCCTCACGTGATCCAAACCTACAGAACATTCCTCGAGTCCCTAGACTTAGAGGTACTTATATCGCAGCGCCTGGCAAACGGCTGGTGCGAGCCGACTTCTCTCAAGCTGAACTTCGATCCCTTGCAACCTTATCCAGGGATGAGGAGTTATGTAGGATATACACCACTGAAGGTATGTCACTCCATGTTGAAGTAGCTCTTGCAATGTTCGGAGAAGGTTACTCCAAGGATCAATATGTCCGCGCTAAGGCAGTTAATTTCGGAATTGTATATGGCAGAACTGCTCACACCTTAGCAGAAGAGTTCCAAATCCCATTAGCTGAGGGTCAAAGAATGATCGATGCTTGGTTCGAGCGATTCCCTGGAGCACATGACTTTATTACCAAGTGCCGATTAGCACCTGCAAGAATGCAGAACATAACTACCTGCTTCGGACGCACAAAACATCACTGGCTTGTTTGCAGAGACAACCTTAATGACCTGCAGAATGAGGCATCCAACTTCCCTCATCAGTCCATTGCTTCTGACTTAACATTACACGCAGCTATTGAAGCCCTACCGAAGCTGAGGGAAATAGACACACAGATAGTTAACATAGTCCATGACGAGATCATCACTGAAGCCCCTGACAATGATGCAATAGCTCATCAGGCAGTACAGATCCTCGTGGAGACCATGGAATCCATAGCACCTAAATGGGGTCTGGATGTGGTTCCGTTTAAGGCGGATCCTGAGACAGGCTATCGTTGGGGCTCAACAGAGAGTTATGACTTGAATGCAAATGCACAAGCAGCTTAACACGCCCGTAGAAGAGCAGACCTTAGAAGAACGTACACAACTATACTGGGCTGTCTCTACGGAATACCATCATCCCACTAAAGGTGAAGGTCTAGTGATGGGTGAAGTACTTGGCCCTTTAAATGACATCACTGTTTGGGTGGGTCAACATCGACCGCTTCATAAGCGAACCCTATGGTTGTCACATTACCTAATCACAGGAGAAAGAAAACAATGTCAGAAAAGATCGCCTCACTCAACCTCAGTATTGACGATGCCCACAGAGATGTCAACCCGTTTGACCAAGAAATAGTTCAATGGGTATGGGATCAGAAGTATCGTCAGGGTGATGAAAAGTCAATCGGAGAGTCTCTTGCCAGAGTAGCCGAAGGCGTCTACAAGAACGATACTCCAGCACATCGTAGTCGTGCTCTGAATGCAATGCTTCAGGGCTTATGGATGCCTGCTGGTAGAATCCACAGAGGCGCCGGTACCGATAACATAGTGACCATGATTAACTGCTATGTTATGAATACTGTTCCAGACCACATGAAGGGTATTGCAGATGTACTGAAAGAGTCGATGCTCACTATGCAACAAGGTGGTGGTATAGGCGTTGACTTCTCAACACTCAGGCCTGCTGGTGCCTACCTCAAGCGCACTGGATCGAAAGCTAGTGGTCCGTTACCATTTATGCATATGTGGGACGCTATGTGTCAGACGATTATGTCTGCAGGCTCTCGTAGAGGGGCTATGATGGCTACAATGCACTGCGAGCATCCTGACTTACCCACATTCATTGAAGCCAAGCACACTCAAGGTGCGCTGACCAATTTCAACGTCTCCGTTTTGGTGACTGATGCTTTCATATCGGCCGTTGCGAAGGATGAGAAGTGGTACCTGAGCTTTGATGAGCCTCCAGCTGAAGGTGAGCCCTTATTCGAGATCGATCAGGATGATGGTACTGTAAAGTACGTGTACTCAGAGTGGCGTGCAAGAGAGCTTTGGGATATGATCCTGAAGAGCACGTACGAATACAGCGAGCCCGGTGTTATCTTCATCGACCGCGTTAATGAGTGGAACAACCTAGACTACTGCGAAGATATTTCCTGCACGAACCCTTGCGGTGAGCAGCCCTTACCTCCTTACGGAGCATGTAATCTCGGGGCAGTTAACCTTGCTAGAATGGTAGCTAACCCATTCTCGGATGCTGCGGAATTTGATTATGAACTACTCAAGGCTGTAACACGTATCGGCGTGAGATTCCTTGACAATGTCATCGATGTTACGCATTACCCACTTAGAGAGCAGGCTGAAGAGGAAAGGAAGAAGAGACGTATTGGTCTCGGCATCTCTGGTTTAGGTAATGCTTTAGCCATGATGAAAACTCCTTATGGGTCTGAAAGAGCCTTAATGATCACGGAGAAGATCATGAGGACCTTGAAGATAGAAGCTTACACGGCCAGTATGGAACTTGCTCTAGAGCGTGGACCTTTCACTTTGTTCGATGTAGACCGTTGGGGTAATTACTCACCAGTGGTAGACTCCCTACCTCCAGAGCTCCGTAAGGACATTCGCAAGCATGGAATTCGTAACGGTGTGCTGCTAACAATTGCACCTACAGGAACTACATCACTGTACTACGGGAACATCTCTTCTGGTGTCGAGCCTGTATTTCTCCATACCGTAAAACGTAAGGTCCTAGAGGAAGATGGTAGCTTCAGTGAGTTCACCGTTGATGACTATGGATACTTGATGTATAAGTCTATCACAGGCGAAGTAGATGTCAACAAGTTACCGGATTACATGGTTACTGCATCCGAATTGTCTGTTGAAGACCACATCAGAATGCAGGCAGTATGTCAGAAGCACATTGATGCCTCAATATCCAAAACCATCAACTGTCCCAAGGAGATGACGTATGAAGACTTCAAGCTCGTGTACTGGGACGCGTATAACGGCGGCTGTAAAGGTTGTACGACCTATCGTCCTAGTGACGTAAGAGGCTCAGTACTATCTTCCCCTGATGAGGTCTCTAAGGAAACAAATACGGAAGTTGTCCCAGCAAGACCTAACGAGCTCGCAGGATCGACC